GGTTCTGGCTTGAAGAGGTGCTGAGATGGTAGTGAGTGCTAAGTTTCCGAGCTTCAATGTCACAACTGGACCGTTGATGCCGACTGGCTTGGATTTGCAGGCGCTCGCCAGCGATGCTGATGCGCTGCTGCCAGATGCGCCGTCTGATGGGAATTTTTATGGCCGGATGGATGGTGCGTGGCATGTGTTTGATGCGTCTGATGGAGTTGTTGGGCCGCCAGGACCTCCCGGAGCAGATGGTGTTCCGGGGCCAGCGGGGCCGCAAGGCCCACCTGGTTCTCAGGGGCCGCAGGGAAATACGGGTCCAGTGGGGCCTGGTGGTCCGACTGGGCCGCCTGGGCTGGCGGGAAGTCAGGGGCCAGCTGGAGCGCAAGGGCCTCCAGGAATGCAGGGAAATACTGGACCAGCTGGGGCTCCCGGACCGAGTACGGTCAGTACGGATGCGGGAAACCTGGCTAAGTTGGGGACTGACAGTCATATACTGGTGACGTCTGATCCGAGCAAGTTCAATGCGCAGGGAGTGGTTAATCAGAGTAATGCACCAGCTGGGACAGTTGGGGAATGTCCTTATGCTGTTTCGGCTGGGCCTGTTAGTGTGCCAACAAACACTCCCACTAATGTGGTGTCGTTACAGCTGTCGGCGGGTGACTGGGATGTGACTGGAGAGGTTATATTTACGTATACGGCGGGAGCAAACTCGATTTCGGCTGCCATAAATACATCAATCGCATTACCTACTGTAACTCAGATATTGCAGGGAGTTGCAAGCATGAGCCAGATGGTGGGCAACTATAATATGGGTACGGCTATGATGCAGGCTGGAACATGTAGAATGAATATCATGGGGCCTACGACTATTTATCTGATAGCGCAGATGGGTAATGGAGGGACAGTGACGGCGCAGGGGATCATCAGAGCGAGGAGGCTAAGGTAGAATTTTTATTTTGGGAAATTTCAATTCACAGGAGAAATAAGTGAGACTGCCGTTAGTTGGTGGATCGTACTCGGCGCGATCCAATATTGCGAGCTGCACAAGGGCGATTAATCTCTATCCAGAGATTAACCCTAAGGAGTTTGCTGTTGTCCCGATGACCCACTATCAGCATCCGGGGCTGCAGTTTGTAGTTAATGATCCGGCCAACATTAATCAGGTGAGGGGAATTTGGAGTAGGACTGACTCGAATGGCGCGTATGTGGTCATCGGATCAACAGTTTATTATTTGAGTAATGCGCTTGTGCTGGCTGCGATTGGGACTATTGGGTCGGCGAGCGGTCCCGTGTCGATGACTGATAATGGCGTGACGTGTATGCTCGTGGATGGGAGTGGGACTGGATATTTTATTCAGTTGGTGGGGAATGTGTTCTCCACTATTGTTGACTCGACTGGGACGTTTGCTGGCGCGACCTCTGTGGATCAGCTGGATACGTTCATTGTTTGGAGCTGGCTGAACTCCAATTTTTTTGGGTCCACGTTGGCAGGGAGTACGACATTTGATCCGCTCTACTTTGCGGCGAAGGCGGCGTTCCCTGATCCACTGATGAGGCTGATTGTTAATAAAAGGGAGATTATTCTGTTTGGGGCAAAGAGGAGTGAGATCTGGTATAATACGGGTGGGGCGCAGTTTCCGTTTGCACTGTTGCCCGGTATTTATATTCAGCAGGGGATTTTAGCGCCATACTCGGCGGCGTTTCAGAATATTGAGGTGTATTGGCTGAGTGCAAATGAGCAGGGACAGGGCGTGGTGATGATGCAGAGGGGTTATGAGACTAGGAGGATTTCTAATCATGCGCTGGAATATCAGATTAGGCAGATGGCGAGCTTTGGAACTGTGCAGGATGCGGTGGGGTTCACGACGCAGTTTGATGGACATATTTTCTATGTGCTGACTTTCCCGACTGGCGATCAGACGTGGGTGTATGATGCGTCTGTGTCTGATCCGAACGATGCGTGGCATCAATGGGCCTGGACTGATTTTCAGGGCTCTTTGCATAAGAGTAGGGCGTATTGTGGTGCGTTTATGATGAACGCGGTCTGGCAAGGGCAGAATGGGGTGTTTGTGTGCGGGGATTGGCAGAATGGGAGTTTGTATTTTCTTAATCCTGACTATTATTTTGATGATGCGAACGAGGATAGGACTGTTGTACCGGGATATCCACCTACTCATCAGCCTGGTCCGATCTCCTGGGTTAGGACATTTCATCATATTGGGAGGGCTAGGGCACAGGGGACTGAACAGCCATCGGAGACGGATGGGAAGCGAATTAAGTATAATTGGTTTTATGCTGATATAGATGCGGGACAAATACCACTGGATGTGGATGGTAATCCGATGATTACTCTCAGGTGGAGTGATGATAGGGGGAATACATGGACCAACGGCATATTGCAGCCGTATGGACCGCAAGGGCGTTATGACACCTGGCCGACGTGGAGGACGTTGGGAATGTCGCGCGATAGGATATTTGAGTTGAGTTTTTCGGCTGGAGGGCAGACGGCGCTGAATGGGGCGTGGATTGATGCAGAGGTGGCAGACACATGACATGGAAAGTTATCTATGGTCCTTATGATCCGCGTTTAAAAGAGGATAAGAAGATCCCCTTGGGAAAAATAGTCTATCGCAAAGGGCGCTTCCATCTCCATCCTGAGACAGCTGCTCAAATGCGAGCATGGGTTCGGTAAATGGCTGTTAATCCGTACTCTTATGTGGCGGCGTTCCCGAAGGACTTCCAGATTGTGGATGGCCTCGGCCAAGTCATGCCTGCTTGGCAATATTTCTTTCAGGCGCTGTGGGCCAAAACAGGAGGCGGGAGTATCAGTGTTCAGAATACTTATACGGTTATTGAGAGTCCGGGTGGGCCGGTTATTTCGGGGCCGGGACCGAGCAACGGCACTCCGGTTGGACAGGCGTCCGCAAAGCTGGTGCCTGTCCCACAGACACTGGCTGGGAGTCCGTGGTTGTTCACAGCCACAGAGAACGGTTTTGTAACACTGACTGGTGGGGAGGTGGAATATTCTCGGGATGGAGCTACATACTATCGGACGTCGATGACTGGTGGGCAGATTATTGTGCTGAAGGGGGATCATATCAGGGTGACGTGGTATGGGCCTACACCATCTGCTGTCTGGTTTCCGGGAGGCTTTTAATGAATGATCCATTCATTATCTTTACGCTGCCGCGCAGTCGGAGCGCGTGGCTCAGTCACTGGCTCTCCTATATTAAGGATGGACAAAGGGTGAGGTCAGTGGGACATGACACGTTCAGTAAGTGTTCGAGTATTGAAGGCTGCGAGACAGCTCTTAATGCTCTGAATGGTACAGTGGAGACTGGGGCTGCGTTTGCTTATAAGTTGATTAGTTCTCGACTGCCAAAGGGGAAACTTTTGGTGGTTCAGAGGGATCCGATGGAGTGTCTTCACTCGCTGTTGAGGAAGGGTGTGAAGCCTGATCCGGAAGACTGGAGTCAGAGAGTGAGGGATCTGTGGGCAGTGAGTGCGAGTGGGGTGCGGACGATTGCGTATGATGATTTAGATCTGGAAAGCTGTGCTAAATGGATTTGGGAATACTGCTTGGATTTGCCTTGGGACGGCCAATGGTGGTCACAATGGACTCCTATGAATGTTCAAATTGATATAAGTAAGCGGATAATGGAATTGCAGAGGGATGCGGAGAATATTGCGCAGCTGAAGCGGGAGGTAGCTAATGTTAGCTGAACCGGTTCCGCATAGGTTCGTGAGGGTTCAGAGGGAGCCGTTCGAGGCGTGCTGGCCTGCAGTGGAGCACCTCATCATGGCCCATGCGCGCGAAGTGGAGCCGGAACAGAGTCCGCGGACTGTTAAGGTGGATGTGCCGCGGATGATCCAGGCGGATCGACTGGGGTTCATTAGGTGCTTTACGCTGAGAGTTGATGGAGAGTTGAGAGGCTACTGCTCGTGGAATTTGAGCTGGGATCTGGAGAGTGAGGGGCTGCCGATTGCTACGCAGGGCGCGTGGTATGTGGGGGAGGGTGCTCCGTGGGGAGCAGCGGCCAAGCTCTTCATGGTCAGTCTGGATGAACTGAAGAAGATTGGTGTGCAATGTGTGTTCCCGCATCATAGAATGCAGGGCAGGGGGACAAGGTTGGGACGGTTCTTCCAGAGTTTGGGAGCCGTTCCTATACAGCAGACTTACATGCTTTGGATTGGACGCGACGAAAGTCAGTCCAGCGAAGCTGGACTGACTTGAGGAGGCGTCTGTGCCGTCATTATCATTGGGATTACCTGCGGCGGCTGCCGTCGGAGCGGGAGGCTCACTGTTGGGTGGTGCGCTCTCTGGAGGAGGAGCACTGTTGGCGGCGGGGCAGCAGCAGAAGGGTATTCAGTCTGGGATACAGACCCAGATTACAGAGCAGGAGATTTTAGCTGGGTTGATGCAGCCTTATTTTGGGTTGGGTCAGCAGGGCGTGAACTCGCTTAATCAAAATATTGGGGCGTTGACGAAGCCATTCAATCCGACGATGGCTGATCTAGCTGCTACACCTGGTTATCAGTTTACGCTGGGTCAGGGGGAGCAAGCGACTGCGAATGCGTATTCTGGGCAAGGGCAGGGGGCGGGCGTGACGAAGGGGGCGACAGCAATGACTCCTTCGGGACCGGGGGCGAAGGGCGCAATTAATTATGCGGAGAATTTGGCGAGCACCACTTATCAGCAGCAATTTCAAAATTATTTGGGGCAGAACTCTCAGATTTATAGTATGCTGTCGGGTGAAGCGCAGATGGGCGAGCAAGCCACTGCGGCGTATGGAGGGGTAAGTCAGAATATGGCGGGTGCAATCTCCGGTTTACAGAGTGCTGGAGGGGCGGCGGCTGGAGCGGGGTTGCAGAGTGGGGCGAATGCGTTGGGGCAGGGAATAAGTGGGGCGGGGAGTGGGCTGAGCAACTTTGCTCTGCTTAACTCGCTGGGAGGGGGAAGTTTATTTGGTGGGGGTGGACTGAGTGACTCTCAGCTGACAAGCGGAATTAATGCTGTATTTGGAAATCCAGAAGGCGGCGCATAGGAGGCGTAAATGCCCGGAATGAACGGTAATAGAGGTGTAATGCCTGGCCCTCCAAATGCGTTAGCTGCTGGTGTTCCACAGCCTGGTGGACAGCCGGGCGCTAGCCCGGCTGGCCAACCGCCATTTAATGTGGTGCAGCATACGGAGGACAATTGGCAGAAGGCGCAGGCTCAACATAAGGTGCTGCTGCAATCGGCTAAGAGGATGAGTAGTGTGAGGACGGAGCTGGATGCGCTGGCGAAGCTGGGAGATCAGGTGCAGGTGGAGGATGTTATTAAAGGAGCGGGGACGCTGGTTGGGGCGGGGTTTGCTCCGGCTGCTGTGGCGCAGCTGTTGAGTACTATGCCGACCACTGGAGGGGAGGCGCTTCAAGCGTGGATTGAGCAGCAGGATCAACAAGTGCAGGCTGGAGAGGCGCAGCTGCAGCAGAAGGTTAAGGCGTCAGCCATCCATAGGGGAATTACTGCAATGGCAAGCCTGCATGTGGATCATGTCAAAGGGCAGATTCAACAGGCGAGAGGAGCTGTGCCGCCGCAGGGTAGCCCTCCTATGGGCGGCGCGTTAGCGCCGACTCCACAGGCAACGCCGACGAATGATGAAGAGAATGGAGAATAGTGATGCCTGGTGTAATTCCTGAGGCGACTGGACAACCGGCTGGTGGTGGCCAGATTGATCCGTTTGGGATGATGAACTCCCTTATGGGTCTGAGACTGAAGATGAATGAAAATCAACAGTTTCAGACTCAATATCAGGCTAATCAGGCGGTTGGGGAGATCATAGCCCATGCTCCGTCTCTTGAGGAGGGGTTAAATCAAGTTGAGCAGAATCCGATGGCTATGGGATTTGGTGGTCAAGCAGTGCAGACTGCTAGGACTATACAAATGCTGAAGATGCAGACTGGTCAAATTGCTCAATCAATGGCTGCTACTAAGCTGGCAATGGGGAAGAGTGGACTTGAAGGAGTGATGTCGGCTGGCTTGATGGCGTCGCAAGATCCTGCAAACTGGAATAAATATTTTGATGCGGGAATGAGTGGAATTGATCCGAGTACTGCAGATTATGTGAAGCCTAAAGTTGATGCGGTTAAGCAGGCGATTGCAGCAAAAATTCAGGGACTTAACATGTCAGATCCCGCCCAGCTTGAGCAGGCTAGAAAGGCTATTACGAGCTTGGTTGCTGGCGGGGCTGCGACCGCGGGAGTGGATTCAAGTCATATAGAGCCGTTCCTGCCGAAAGTTGTGACTGACACATCTGGTGTCCAGGTACAACAAGCTTCGCCGCTTGACCAGGCGCAGGGTAGAGGTTCGAGACTTCTGACGCCTCCTGCAGGGACGGCGGCGCTGGCTGCGCCTCCGGCAGGGTCTAATGTGGTTGTTAATTCAGCAACTAAGGAGCCGATGGATGCAACTGCAAACATTACTCCGTGGGTACAGACTGATCCTAATACGAAACAGCCGATTGTTGATATGCATGGAAATATGCTTCTGAAACCGGGCTTTATGGATGCAGATGAGGTGGCAAAGAAGGATCATGCTGGACCAGGACTAGAGAAGTATAATATGGCTGGTAATTTGATTTCAAGCACTAGTCAGACAGATCAAGCTGTTATATCGCTGGCTAAGAGAGGTGGGCTTACAGTTCCTGGATTTATGGGTGATGTGAGAGGGACGATTGCCAACGCATTAGAGACTATTCAGAACTTGACTGGGAAGAAATTTTCTACTGACGCGCCTGATGGAAGCAAGGGGGCGCTCGACGATCTGCCAGAAGCGGATGCCAGTGTTCAGCAGATCAATAAATGGCAGCATGTCAGTAGTTTTCAAATGAAGAACATGCTCGAATCTACTGGTGGACGAGGGTTGGGTGTGCTGATGGAGGCGGCTGGTGCAGTGCCTGGAATGAATAATACGCCGCTCGGCTTCTTAGTGCTCAACTCGGGGATTAGGGCATTAGCTGATTGGGAGACTGGAAAATATGAATTTAAGAATGCTTATATGAAAAATCCAGCTGGGACACTGATGGGATCAGATGAAGCCTATATGAGACAGCATCCGCCAGTAGATTTAGCACAAAAAGAGCTGGCTAAGTTTGGTATGTCAATAAAGAGTGGCGAACTAGCTTTCAATAGTAAGGATGAATTAGATCAAGCCAAAATTGAAGGACTGCTAGGCCCAGATGGCAGCGACACGGAGACAGCGGCTTATATACACTTCTATAAGACAATTCCTAAAAAATAAACAGGAGGCTAGTGATGGCTGAAGCACCTCCAGCAGTTGATCCTGATGCGGAAGCTAAAGCTGCATTGGAAGCTCTTCGTGCGTCTAATAAAAAACAGGCTCCTACTCAGACTCCGGTGCAGACTCAGACTGTGCCTGATGCTGATCCGGATGCGGAGGCGAAGGCTGCTCTGGCGGCGCTGCGCGCCAAGAACCCGCCAGCTGGTGGAGGGACTGCACCGCCTGTAGATAACTCCTGGGGAACGATTGCAAGGGGTGCGCCGAACCAGATTTATCAAGGGGCGCTTGAAGGAGGTGCCGGGCTGTTGGGGCTACCTGCTATTGCGGAGCATGGAATAGGGACGCTTCTTGGGAAAGCTGGAATTAATATTCCAGATAATGTGTTCACACGTTTTCTCACTCCTGAAACATCGACACAGATGCTGGAGGGGGCACAAAAAAATCTTGGATATGATCCCACGCAGCCGACAGATCTCCCCAATCAGCTGCTGAGAGGGGTTGGACAGGCGACTGCCACGCTGCCGCTCGGTGAAGCGATGGGGATGACTAGAGCTGCAAACGCGGCTTATACTTACATACCGTCAGTGGTTGGTGATCTGGCGCATCACTATCTCAATAATATTAATCCGCTTTGGGCGTCGCTGCCGACGGCGCTTACAATGGCTGGTGCAGAGAGATATTTGGCGGAGGGAGGCGCAAAGTGGACGGCAGAGAAGGCAGCGCAGAAGGCGGCGGAAGATGCAGCAGCTGCACAAGCTGCTAGAGAGGCTCATGAGGCAGGAAATCCGGCGTTTACAAGAGGGCTGCAAGAGCACGAAGATATTTCACAGGCTGAGGCATATAGAGGAAAGATGTTCTCAGAGGCAGATGCGGCAAAACGACACGAGTCCGAGCATACGTCGGCCGACTTACAACTTCAGAATGAACATGCGGGAGCAGATGCAGATAGGGAGGCGGTTGCTGATAGTTTAGGGCAGTCGCAGACTGTGCAAAAGGGAGGAGAGGCGTTACAGAATGCGGCAAGGACCTGGAAGAAAGTTGAATTTCCAGATCAGTTGAAAAAAGCAGAGGAGAAGATGTATTATGGGGCTGTCAATATTCCAGAGGATGCGCTGGGTAATCTGAATGGATTTGAAAGCTCTTTGAAAAATTCTTTTTATAAGGCTGGTGAACTGGAGCCCATTGCCCAGAGGCTACGGAGTAGGATGCCTGAGGGACTACAGAATGCAATAGATCAAATTAGAAAGGAGCGCAATTTGGGGCCAGATAACCCGCTGGTAGGGACGCTCGATGATATGAGAAAGCTGAGGTCTATTTTAGGAGATGCAATGACTGATAAATCGCTGGTGTCGGGCGTGGACGCAGGGAAGATGAATGAGGCGTATAGAGGGTTGAGTGATGATATGGAGAAGGCTATTGAGAAAGCGGCTGGACCACAGGGAGTAGCACAGTTTAAGCGGTTTAATGAGAAGGCGAGACGACTGTATGGGCTGGCGAGTGGGCCAGTGAGTGATATTATTTCGACGACCGATAAGGCAGGAGAGACCATCGCACCCGGCGATGCAGTGACTAGTGTGTTGAAAGGAAGTGATAAGGATGCGACTAGACTAGAACAGCTGGCAAGTGAGCCGACGCTTAAGAAAGGGCTTAATGAAGTGGCCTCTGCTCAATTACGGACTGGGAAGGGGGCGGGTGTTGTGCAGGGAGATCCGGATAAGTTCTTTACGGGGCTGGCTCCGGAGAGTAAGACGGCGTTGCTTGGGGATGATAATGCAGGCAAGTTGCAGAATGCGATTGATAGAAGGACGGCAGCTGAGAGTCAAGCGACTAAAACGAAGGCGGGGGCCGACAAAGATCTAGCAGATATGCAAGCGGCAGCTGCAAGACAATCGACTGTCTCGCTGAAGGCGGGTGGAGCTGTAAGACAGGATATGAGGGAAGGAAGAAGTGAGACGGGGATTGGATTAAAACAGGAGGAAGCAGCGAGAGATGCTGCGTTGGAGGAGGCAAAAGCTAAGTTGAAGGCGCTTAAAACGCCGCCACCAGCGTCCTGGAATAATTTTCCTTGGCTTAAGACAGCCATTGGGTTTGGCGGACTGACTGAGGGACCGCACATGTTGAGTCCATTGGCAGATACGCTGCCAGATTGGCAACATAAGGCGGCTGCGTTGGGTCTTGGAGGGGCTGGTTGGTTGGCTGCGAAAGGTGGCAAAGAGCTATTAACAAATCCGACTGCTAGAAAGGCTGTTGTGCAGGCAGGTATGTCTACTGTGCCGCCTAATGCACTCGGCTGGAGTGTTGAGAAGAATCAGTGATGGGACGGCTCCGCACTAAACCAAAGATAGATTATGAGGAGCAGATGCCACTCATCCTGGATATGTGGAAGAAGGGTTTGACACAGACTGCAATTGCTGTTGAGATGGGCTGCTCTCAGTCGACTATCCAGAAATGGTTAAAGGCTGCGCGTAAGGAGTCAGTCTCTGGGTGATTTTCCAGTGACGAGCCAAGTACCATTTTCTCTCCGGACTAAACTACCACTTGCTTGCATTGCAGCAAGGATTGTTCTTTGTTTCTGAGTTGGGACTTTCCTATTGAGCCATGTTATAAGAGTTGCATCTGTTACATTATGTGTTGGTGGCGTACTTTGTTTTTTTAGAGCGTGTGCATAAAGACCCAGCATGTAGTCATAGTCTGAATTCTGCTCTTTCATATTTTCAAAAACTTCTGGCATAACGGCTTCAGCATCCAAAAGCCATTGGATGGCGCGTTCTACATGATGTAGTTTTATAATCATATTGGCACTTTCACTCATGGAGGCGATCATAGATAGTTTGATTGCATGTATAGTGCGTGTCTCATTATAATATTGGAGGTGATGATGATTAGGAGGGATGTAAGGCCCGTCAATATCATCCCATCTCCGCAAAAGAGCTATAGGTTTGTCATCATACCATTTCATTTCTCCTTGCAAAGAAAAAATTTCATGCAGACGATCACATATGTTTTTCTTGAGATCTTCATCAAGAGGAGGAAAAGTAAAAAGAGTATTTCTTTCTGCTCTATTATTCCAGATTAATACAATGCGGCGAAGAAAACCTTGGTCAGCACCCTCTTTTAAAAGGACTTTATTCATTATATCTGGCTGATAGCCGAGGATGGCCGTCATAAGAGGGGCATGAATTTTAGTACGACCATGCCCGCGACGCTCCTCTTCATAGTCGTCAGGAGCATTATAAATTTTAGTCATGAATGAGAGAAGAGATGGATCGTAAACTGAGAAAAAATCTGAAAATTCTTCTACTGGAAGTAGAAGACAGTTGTATGGATATAATGGAATGCTCTCTTGTTTAGCTCTTGCAAGAGCATCTACAAGAGATGCTTTAGTTGCATTATCTACTCCAACATAAAAATCCGGAACAATTTGTCCATTAAAATTAGTACCAGTTGCCTTCCATAGGCGACGGACAACATCAACTATACCTTTACCACTGGCAGGCGGGCCAGCAAGCATAACATATAAATTTGGGTAGTTAGTATAGGCATCGTTCTTTGTAATTATGCGGCGCTCCATTGCGCCAGACACTAGTGCGATGCCGCCCCATGTACGATAAAGAGGGCATGTACGAAAACCTTTCGTATACAGCGTGAACTGGTCAACCAGATCTGACATGGTCCTGAACCTCGCTTTGCGAGGTTCAGGACGAGAGGCGTACTAGACCCGATGGACGTACTCTCTCATCACTTGCTCCCTTTTTCCATTTGCGGAGTCCCGCAGGATTGCTCTCGGAGATGGGTGCCCAATTCCACCCAACTTTAGCCTCCCCTGGAGAGATATAAGCTCGTTGACTCTTCGAGTCAACGAGCTTAATCTCTCCTAGAAGAGCGAGGACGTGTACAACTATCTCGTCAATGTTGTCGTCTTCCTGAAATTGAAAGGTAATGGAGTCGTGTGTCTGGGCCAGCATCTGGATACGGTTGCTGAGGTTGGCCCACACTTTCCAGAGCCACAAGTTGGTGCGGTCGGCAGTCATTGATTGGGGGACGAATGCAATCGCCTCCCGGAGAGTGGCGTCGCTCCGCTGGTCCCCGAAGAAGTGACGCTGACGGCCGAAGGGAGTTGTGATGGAGCCGACTGTCTGGAGGCGGTCCGCAATCCATGCCCAATAGTGTCTGAGAGCAGGATAGGCGGGGCGGATGCCACTGCCGTGGCTAGCGCCACGGCAGTAGCGGGCCTGAAACTCTGCACAGACTTTGATGGGGAGCTTCAATACCCGGCTCATTGTCCATGCTGTACCATTGTAGTTTGTAAGGTGGCCGCCCCTTTTAGCAAGGTCGCGCATTGTCCAGCCGTGATAGACTGGAAAACGCTCTGCCAGCTGGCGACACTCCACAGGAGAGTTGGGCCACTTATGGTCGGGCCAGATGAGTTTACAGTTGTTCGTATGAAGATCACCAGACTCGCAACTATCAAGCAGAGACCAATCCCCGAAAAGACACCCGCAAAGAAAGCCGACGTCGCGAGCTTCCACCTGCTCCAGGTCAATCGAGCAGAGTTTGAACCCTGGGTCAGCAACAAATACTCGTCTGAGTTCGGGAGATATATTTTGAGCATTACCCCCGGTTCCAAGGACTGATGTAGAGCTGCTAAGTCTTCCCGTTTCAGTTCCACCAATATTGTATGAGGTGCGGTGGCGACCATCATTGTCAATCTCCTCCGTCAAAACGTCCAGCTGCTTATACAGATCGCGACACATTAATATGAGGGAGACGAGTGGACGCGCATACATATACTCATCAATCTTTTCGAGCGCCTCTCTGTTTACAGAGAGGCGTCTCTCCCCCTTGAAGGATAGCCAGATCTCTGGGATTTTCATGCACTTATAAAAGAACTCGGAGAGCTGGGTGTGGGACCGTGGATTGAGACTCTTACCCCAGATGGGTTGCGCAAGCTGGTCGAGGACCATCCGCGCCTCACCCACCTTCTTTTTAACTGATAGCTCCATGCGGTGGCGGTCGAGGCCGTCAATGAGGAAGCCGTGCAGTGCCATCTCTAGGAGGGGCGCTTGAAGCGCCCTTTCAAAAGAGTAGATTGGCTCCGCACCGCCTGGATGTTCCTTATTAATGTTCTCCAGGATCTCTAGAGTTAGCATGGAGTCCAGAGCGCAATAAGTTTGGTGACGCTCCTCGACATTGAGGGAGCTGGGTTCGAGGGTAGCTGTCTGCACCAGCATAAAAGTTCCTTAGTGGATGCGCGCCCACTCTAATGTCTTTTGTGCGTTAATTGGCTGAAGCGACCAGACGGGGAGCGCTCTCATTTGACAGAAGAGTATTTCTTCCCTCACTCCCTTGGAGGCTTTCCATGTAGGGAGCTGATATACAATTATTCCATTGGAGTTTTCGATCATAGTAAAGTTGTATGCTTTCCAGAAGTCCGCGTCGGTGGGCATAGTATATTTGTGGGCCATTGGATGACAATGGATGATAGTTGAGAAAACAGTGAGGCCACTGCTGATTAAGGAGGCGGTGGCTTCCATGTGTTGGAAATAGCGTGTTTCTGGATCATCAGAGTACGGACCAGCTAAATACCAGTAGCCTGGGCCGGGAGCTGGTGGAAGATCATCGTGCTTTGCACGATGATCTTCCATGATGGGGTGTGGATCAGACATTGGGCTCCTCCTCCCGACGGCGTGCAAACAGGTCTTTGCTTGCCAGAGTGCGAACACTATTCTCCAGTTGGGATAGGCCTCCGTTGGATGGCTGTGCTAACTTGCGGGCGTCATCTATGTCGCGGCCGACAAGGGCTTTAGCTTTTGCAATGAGTCCAGTTGCTTCGCCGAGTGCAAAGGCAGTGTCTGTTGACATTGGTGGAATGTTGCCATACATGACAGCAAGGATGTCGAATGCCTGCTGTAATGATTTATGAACTTCTTCTAAAGTCTTACTCATCTAGCTTCTCTCCTTTTACTTTGGTTGAGCGCTGTCTGCCCAGTAGTTTCCAGCTGGACTCGTTGGTGTAGATGGAGCCGAGGAAACCCAGACTCTTCTGGACTTCCGGGTAAAGTGAGTGGTGAAGGAGCATGCTGTCTTCGCGCGCATATTGGAGGTTGAAGCCCATGCGAATAAAATACTGCATGTCATACATGCCGTTCTGGAAGACGAGCGGCCTTCCACACTCTAGGAGGGCTCGAACGCATTGCCACGCGGCCAGCTCCTGTTCGACAGTGAGCCAGTAGTTGCTGGTGCCGTCCTTCGATCTGAAGGGGACAGTGATGGCGTACTGGGGGCTGTGGGCGAAGCTGATGCAGGTGATGAGTGGACCGGCTGTCTCACAGTCTACTGCGAGAGGGGCTGACCAAGATATCACTCGCTCAGTGAAGTCTATGACTTCGTTGATCGAGGGGTTGATAATGGCTTTGCGCTCTGGCCGGACGATGCGGGGATTGGACGTCTCTCGCCATGCTTTGAGGAAGTCGGCCATACAGATTATGCGCCACTCTCGGCGACCTCGACCGGGGAGGACAGCGGATGGGTGATAGGTTGGGATGACCTTTATGGAAGGCGCAACCCCTCCTTGAGAGCCCAGCGTCGCAGTTCCACGGACATTGCTAATGTCAGTTCGTCCAAGGAGGCTCCATGTTGCGGTAGCGCCAGCCGCAACCACACAGACCGGGGCTGCTTCTCGGAGTTCGGTTCTAAGACGATCAAGCTCACCCAGATATTGCGGTCTGAGGTAGGCGGCTGTTCCACGCCCGAGGGGGGAAAGCGAAGGATAGTCACTTGGCAGCTCCTTCTTAGAGCAGAGGAGGGCGTCGAAGTTGTTCGCCGGGGGGCGCAAGGCTACTACGTTAGTGAGGCCAATCCCTGCTTCTTTAGCCCACACGTTGCGCATCTGGTGCCATCCGCTGCGGATGAGCGCATACCGCAAATCGGTTGTAAACCGATTTGCGGGGATCGTTTCGAGGAGGATGCGGGTGAGTTCGGATCCTGACACTCCACAGAATGGGATGCCGTTGGACTGCTCTTCGGACTCGCCCCACGCCTCTCCAACTATGACGAGACGGGGAGTCCGTGAACCAGCCCATCCAGCAAAAGGAGGAAGGGTCAAGAGCTAGTCTCCCGCTACGCGGGAGACTAGCTCTGATCCCTGAGCCATGACGCGGAAGGACATAAGAGACTCGCGCGCCACTGAGACGAAGCGCTCCTCAATCTCCAGCCCCAGGACGTTGTCTGGTCGCGCGCCCAGACTCTCGGCTGCTCGGAGAGATGAGGCGGCTCCGCAAGTTGGGTCGAGGAAACGGGTGTGCTCATCTACAAGGGCAGTGAAGAAGTGACGGAGCATTGGCTCGGGCTTGCAGGCGGGATGGAGTTTGCGGTCGCCTGGCCCCGAGTAGGAGTCAGAGACTGAGCGGACGAGGGGACGGCGACCTCGGATGCCAAGGAGGGCTGCTTCGTAGGTGTGGCGCGGCCAGCGCTGGGAGTCGCCTATGATGCCACTGTTGTCTGACTTGTGCCAGATGAGGGGGAATGGGTAGAATTCTAGGGAGGTACCGAAGATCTGACGGGTGCGTGAGATGATGTGGTGTTTGGGACTTAACCAAAACATTAGATGGCCGACTGGAGAAAGGAGGCGGTCTAAATTGTCGAAGAGGCACTGAGTTAGGTCCCAATATAGTTGGGTGTCGTCGGCATAGGCGTTGTCTTGATCTTCGGGCTTGAACTGGTTTGCGCCGCTGAAGACGTTGACGCCGAATGGAAAGTCGCAGTGGATTAAGTTGAAGGTGTTGCCTGAGTAGATGGGTGCCCATTTGAGGAAGTCAAGCTGCTGAATGTTGTTTTCGACGACGGGGCGGGACCATATGGCAGCAGGGAGAGGTTTGTCTGGGGCAAGGCCGGTGGTTTGGGGGGTGATTACGCCTTCAAGGAGAGAGATGTGTTTGGGTTTTACGATCTCTTCTTCCATCATTCCACGGGCGAAGACGGCTAGGTCGTTTATCTCGGCCTCGGTGGCGCGCTCGTTGCGGCGACGGATTAGGTTGCGCGCCTCGTGCTGGGTGGTTGCTTTGGCGACGCGGGGATCTTTGAGGTGGGCAGCTACGAGGAGAGTGTTGGAGAGGTGGCCTGGGTCGAGGGACAGGGCGTCTGCTGTTTTGCGCTGGTTCCAGTCGGGATTGCCCTTCCCATAGAGGTAGTGGAGTTGGGCAATGGCGCGGGTTGAGTCCTGCCAAGGCAGGTCTTTCCGCTTGATGTTCTCCTCAAGTTCTATGACCTGTGTTTCGTCGGAGGAGAGGTCATCGACCCACCGCACTGCGATGGTGGGAAGGCCGAGTGCTTTGCACGCCTCCCATCGGCGTTCTCCCGCAATCAGCTGGTAGTCTTTTGTGATGACTACTGGGTTGATTAGGCCCACTCGCTTAATGGATGCTTGGAGAGCGGGGTCTGGTTCGAGTTTGCGGCGCTGGCGTGAGTCGCGCTTAACCCAGATGAGGGAGAGGGCAATGTCAGGCATCTCAACTTCCTTCTCTGAACCTTGGGCTTTAGCCCAAGGTTCTCAACTCCGGAGTTTTGGATCTATGTGGACGATGGTGTCTGGGCCAATGTGGTATTGTTCAGATAGGTGAGCTTCGGTCTCCCCTGAGAAGATGATGACGTCGATGGGCAGATTCATTTGAGTGCCGTCTATTTTGATGAATGTGTCACCTGGCTCGGCGCGGAACTTATCTAAGTTCTTGAAGCTGAGACCAAGTATTAAGACAGTTCGACCGTTGAGTTGGGCGGTTGCTTTTAACATTTGAAAATCCTTTCTAGCATAGGTCATGCTTCTGGGCGAGCCACTCGGGGACTGTGACTGTTATGGTGTGGCCGCTCTTATATTCTTTGTCTTCAAACTCTATCTGGGATTTGGGGAGCCAGAATATGTCGTGCTCTTGAGAGCGTCTGACTCCTAATCCTTTCTCGGTTTGGGTCACATAGATTAGGTCGTAGTCCGCTATGTCGGATTTGTATTGGGGCATCTCAAATCCTCCTTTGGGTAGTCGATCGTAGATCGACTACCCAAAGAGGGATTTGGGGGGAGCGGCATACGCACTCTCTCCCCCCAAACGACAGGACTGTTAGCGGGGGCTTGCGAAGTCCTGCCTACAGCCTAGCGCGATCAAAGATCGCGCTAGGCTGATCCGATGAGGGTGGCGGCAATGGCCCATGTCTCACCAGTCTTCTTGCTGATCTGGTGCTTTACGGTGGCGAGGACGTGCTTACCAACCAGCTCATAGTTGGTCTGCTCCGTGATCTCCCCCTTCAGTCCGCACTGCTGGCAGAGACGCCCGAATTTGTAATCGAGAGGCAGCCAGTAGTCGCACCAGACGGAGCGCGAGGCGATGTTCTCGATGAGCGCCTTCTGCGACTCGTCGATGGAGTCGTCGGCGGGCCAATCGAGGAGGCGGACATGCCATCGGAGGATGGGCGTCTGCTCCGCGTTGCGAGCTGCGGTTAGCTCGAATTTGGACATGACGCTCGGGTAGTCGCCGATGGGGATAGTGGGTGGGCCTTTGACGAGATCCTCGACGCGGCCCTTCATCAGTTCTGCTAAATTTGGCATTGCTTCTTCTCCTTGGGCATCTGCCCTCTTGACATCCACCCAGATTTTTTTCCTCTGGAATGGAATTCACATAAAAGTTTCGTCGCTCTGCGACGAAACTTTTATTCTCCAGCCTCGTTGGCGCGGATTTCGTTCAAGTTGCGCTCATGCTCCGCTTCCCGGTCATACTCGGGCTCGTCGGGACCAGTGTCCCGATCCAGCTCTTCGAGGACTGAGGGGTCGTTGAGCATTTGCCACAACCACGGCGGGATGTCCAGGAGGCGGACGGTGCGGATTGTCTGGGTTGTGTTGGTGCGGACATTCGTCGCGCGGTCCAGCTTGCTGGTATGGCGTTTCACAGAGAGTTCTATCTTCTCTATTTTTACGTCCTCCACATCAGCAGGACTGTGTTTGTTGGAGTAGGGAACTTCGATGCGATAGTCATACTCGGCTTCTATGATGAAGTTGCCAAACTCGGCTATTGTTAGTGTGTCTTGCTTTCTCATTTATGCTCTCCCACTTACTTCTGGCTGGCCTTCGAAACGCTTTATCTGCTCTTTGAAGAGGGTTACGATGTCTTCGCGGTCAGCGCCATTTGAGATGTAATTGCAGCGCCCTTCGTGGCCTTCAAAGGGGAAGACAAGCAGGACGAAGCCGGTTACTCGCTTGTTTCCTTTGAGGGGGCCGTTGAAGGTCTCGTCGAGACCGTGTGCTATTGAGTTCATTTTTTCGAAGAACTCACGCTCGATTGGCGCGTCACCCAGTTTGTGTTCGGGCATTTATGACTCTCCTCGGGCGGCCTTGAAGTAATCGGCGAGGCCGGTTTCGATGGGGTAGGTGGATTTGATGCGATTTGGAGCGGCGTTCTTTAGTTCTACGACGCCATCTGACTGGGTTTTGAGGACGTGCTTATTGCCGACTGTTGCGGCGCGGATTGTATGGTTGAAGTAGGTGCCGATCTCTTTGTTGAGAGCACGGCCTGGGCCAGATGGGAGGCCGTGGAGGACTTCGTTCTGGTCCGTGTCGTAGGCGATGTGCGCGCAGCACACTACGTTACACTTTATGCCCGCATCATAGAAGGTGGAGAGGACGTCTAGCATCATGCCTTGGCAAGTGCCCCACTCGGGTTGGGTTGGGTTCTGGCCGAGGCGGTTGTTGATCGCGAGGATGAAGTTCATAGCTGCGCGCCACATATGGGTAAAGGAGTCTAGGACTATTACGTCGTTAGACGTCCACTGATAGAGGGAGCCGTATGACTTGTCTCCATCTTTCCAATCCGTGCATATTAGGTCGATGGCGCGCTGCCAGGCGTTGGCGTGGATGGGTATGGCGCGGACTGTGTAGCCGCGGATGTTTTGTCCTTCCATGACTGGAAGTTTCTTTGCGCCCCTGCGGTCTTGGAGAGGGATTATGGATAGACAGGCGTACTCCTCTGGCGTGAGGAGATTTCTTAATATCTCGGTGCCGTTGTCGAAGTCCATAATGCGGACGTTGTAGCCTGCCCTGACGAGGGAGGCGAGACTCCCTGTTTTGCCGCCTCCCGGATCGCCCAGGAGGAGGATTTTGACAGGCGGGTATTCCACCTGTGCTGGCTTGACTAGAATTGGGGCTGGCTGATCGTTCATCTTGGCTCTCCTGCTGGGTCCCATCGCCTAATTTGGAAAGTGGCGTCCATGATTGGTTTGCGCGCCATTGGGCTGCGGCCACAGATTTCGCGGAATTGGCAGCCACCATAGAGGCCGCACGCCTTGTCATTCTGAGGGTAGGCTGCTTCAGGGTTTGGATGTCCATCAGCTGAGATGGCGCAGTATTCCATTTGGGCGACCCACCATGGAAGGGCGTGGAGCCATTCGTCCAAGACGGGTTGGGGACGATAGATGGGGAAGCGCTGGAAACGCACGAAGTTGACGCCTATCTGGGCGGCGTCCAAAAGGATGCCTCTGGCGGGGACGCCTAGGGCGACTCGCCCGGCGAGGGTGTATAGAGTGAACTGGTTATCTGGGGTGAAGCGCTCTGCGTATTTGGACCCGATAGCCTCGTAAGTTGTCTTTAAATCGGCTATATAAATGTTGTCATCTAGACTGACGAGGCGGTCTATGTGGCCGCATAGGAGGATTGGATCTTTGTATGTGATTGTGCGGTGGCCGGAGTCAAACAGGAAGGTTAGTTCGACTGCTGGTTTGCCGTTCTCTAGCTGGAGGGTTTTGAGGGGGGAACCCTGCTTCTCGTAGTGGTCGAGGTACTCCACGGCGAAGCGGATCAGGGAGAGGCGGTTCTTCTGGGGGTCGTCGAATGCTGGTGCATTGGCAGTGTAGTCCCACGTGTCGATGAGCGCCTTTACTACTGTAGACTCCAGAGCTTCTTCGTGGTCGACGCCTTGGGAGCGGAGGCGTTGGTAGTGCTCGGAGATGTGGTGGGCGGCGGAGCCGAAGTCGAGATGGATTTGGACGCCTATGCGGGTGTAGCCGCAGATGATTGAGTAATAGTAGTAGCGGGGACATTGTTTGAACGCGCCCAGGCTGGTGGAGTCGATGGCGGTTTGGAAGCGGGGTAGCTTTTGAGAGAAGCTCTTATTATTTTCCCAATTTTGCACTAGATTTTCCTTTTGTTTTTTGTTCTGGTTCTGGTTCTAGTTCGCAGTCGAGGATGCGGCGCATCTCGGCTTCGCGCTGGGGACTGAGGTCCATGTTGCGGACATAGGTGCAGTTGTAGCAGCGGGTTGCAAAGGGGTTGCCGCCATAGAAGAAGACGTGCGATTTACAGTCTGCGCAGATGAACTCGATGGGCTGTGTCATTAGATTTGGACTATTCCGTTAGGAAATATGACGAGGACTGTTTTGTGTTGTTTGCGGGCGTAGCGGACTGTGGCCCATGTTCCGGAACGCAGCTGCTCCTCGGACTCGAGGGGTGCGGCGAGGAGGATGTCTGTTTCGTCTACGATGGCGCGGTTGCGCTCCAAATAGTCGCGCTCGGGGCGGATGTTGTCGGAGAAACAGAATGCTCGTTTTTCGGGGTTGAGTGGGGGGTGCAGGATGATGAGGAAGCCAAAATCTTTGGCGATGCTATGGAATTGTGCATCAGCTCCTATGCAGTCTCCGTGATGCGCTTCGTCCGATAAGTCGGGTGCTCGAAGATAGCCTAGCTTATTGGAGATCCAATCAAGCTGCTCCGGAGTCATGCCTTGCTGGGTGCCGGTGAAGCCCACTTTCATTCTGCCTCTCGCATGGCGCGCGTTTCTTGGTTGATGAGGTATTTCTTCACGAGGCGCTTGTGACCCGCTTCGGCAGCTGCCCATGAGCCGTAGCGCTCATGGTCGAGGGAGGTGTGATAGAAATGGGTTTCGCCGTGCAGCTCGAATGAACGGCCCTCGTCCACGAAGACCATTGTCTCGAAGACTAGTGGGGGGCCGTCGCCGAAGAAGCGGTGATCGAGGCCGAGGAAGACTGTGGAGACGTATTTTGTGGCGTTGCCAGTGAATGCTACGCGCTTGTCCGCTGTCTCAAATTCATACATCCACTCCTCGAAGGGAACGAGGCGCAGTGAGTGGTCCTCATTGAGGAGGTAGTGTTTGGGGCCGTGATCTTCCCATCTCAGGAATTTCATGCGTCTCTCTCTTTAAGTTTTCGCGAGCTTGTCTCGCGAAAACTTATGCGTCTTTTCCGAAAAGAAGCTCCTCGGCGGTGAGGACTGTGCTAACGGGGAGACGGTCGGCTATCTTGGAGGGACGCGGGATGCGTTTTCCGGCCTCCTCAGCCGCGTGGTTGCGCTCGGCCTGGGCACGCAGCTCCAAGATCAGGCGCTTGAATTGCTCGGGGTGCTGTTGGTAGAGGGTGAGGGGCTCCCGGTTGAAGAGTTCGGCCATCGACCACTCTGGGTCCGCAGACGTGAGGAGAGGGGATTGAGGCAAGTCTTCAGACATCTTTTGCTTTCTCGCTACTGTGCTTTGTTTCCATCAGATGAAGTTGTGGAGTCACGCGTAGCGTGACTCCATAACTTCTCTGAGGCTTCTTGGCTTTGGCGGCGCTCTTCGCGGATCTGGAGGACTATGGTGTGGAGGATCTCGCGCGTCCATGAGCCGGGCGCAAGCTGAGTGCGGGGTGCGACGTGGGCGTGGATATAGTCCCAGTCTTCATCATACATCCATATGTGACGCCGGGACTGTGGTTTTATACTCTTGCGCATCTCTTATCCTTTTAAGTAGGAGTCGATCTTTGATCGACTCCTACTTAAAAGGATATTCCTGGCCCGCCGCAGGGGAAGCGGCGGGCCAGCATTGCAGTGCCGAAGGGGGGCTATAGCACTGCAATGTCGCGTGGGCGATTGCGGTAGGATGCCCACGCAAGCCCTGCAAATCCGAGGAGGAGCATGGCCCAGGTGGAGGGTTCCGGGATTGTAGAGCCGACTACTGGGATGGCGGTGACTGTGCCGTCGATGGCCAGCTTGATTGGGGATGTGCCGCTGATGCCGTTCACTTCGGCGAAGTAGGAGCCAGCAGTGAGGGTGTCGGGCGTCACGGTTGCTTCCTGGCCGCCGATCACGTTTTTGAGGGGGGATGACTCGATTAGGACTCCGGCGGGGATGAAGAGGGGTGATGGGCCAGTGGAGGTGTGAGTGTTGAGGGAGAGGATGCCGTCTATGATGGAGCGGTTTCCGGTGCCGCTGTCACTCATGGAGACGGTGACTGTTTCGGAGGTGGGGAGAGAGAACTCGAAGAACTGGGCGAAGGTGATGCCTGAGCCGGGAGTGGCTTCGGCGGGCAGCGCTTCGCTCTGGTTGAGAATTGCCCCCACATTCTCTACTGATACTGTTGCAGCAGCAATCGGACTTGTTCCGATTGCTGCTGCGGCTGTTGCTGCAAGAAAAGGTAGAAGGAGTTTCATTTGAGGTTGTCCACTGGTTGAGTGATGACTAGCATTTCACGCGCCATGATTTTGACACATTTTGTGTGTCGTGTCAATGGGGTCAAACATTAACTTTTGGTAATGTACCGTTATCTCCTGTTAGTTGTGAGTAGTGCGATGTGACCACCGTTGGGTTTGCCAAGGTAGCCTGGATATGAGGAGGGATGATTAGAGTTCTGCTTATGCGTTTCCCAGAGGCGGTTACGCGCGTGCAGTTGAAGTAGATGTCTGAGTGGATTAGGTCGATATGCCACTCTTCTGGCTCCGCGCCGGGATAGGGAGGCGGGAGGTGGAGATAGCAGTGATGGTCATGTTGCATTGGATTGCTCATTAACTAAAGTCCATCTACCGTCACCGAGGGAGGCGATGAGATTGCGCTCGCGGAGCGCGGCAATGCGGGAGCTGACTGAACCGGGGGAAAAGCCGTTGGCTTTGAGGGGCGCGCGGAGTTCGTTGACGGAGTGTGGGCGCTTGGCGAGGTGAGTTAGGATTATGCGATTTATGCCTGCGTCGGGGTTGAATGTGCGAGGAGCAGTTTTCTTTCTGAGGGGTGATGGGAGCTGGGTTACTTTTGGAAGTTGGCGGGGCTTTGCTCCGCCAACTTCCTCGACGCTGACGTGCTCCATTGGGAGGAGGCGCGCGAAGAGGGCGAAGGCTTCTTCGGCGCTGGAGAGGATGAAGGTTACTTTGTAGGTCATTTTGCTTTCCTGTATTTAGCCATCTGGACTACGTGACGTACTGAGACGGGACGTTTTTCGTCCTGTTTCAATGCAGGAGTGATGTGAGTGACCGCGCGGTATGGAACGAGGGCAAGTTTGTAGCCGAGGGAGCGGACTACTGCGTTGATGGTGGCCGCTTGGGGTTTGCGCGTTTTGCCGTAGAACCAGGCGCGAAGAGTTGTGGAAGTGACACCGCTCTCCTGTTCAATCCATTTGTAGTTGACACCGCAGTCGCGGATTGCGGTGGCAACCTCGTCGATGATTGGGTCTTTGTCTGTGAAGCTGTAGGATTTGTAGGTGAAGCCAGCCATTATTTGCTCCTGAGTCTAGCACGCTCTTCGTTCTGACAGTTGAACCGCACTATACATTCGACATGATTGACTATCTGACGAATGCGTTCGCGTGTGAGATTAAAGCGTGTGGCAATTGTCTGAAGGGTGTGACCGTTCCTGCGAAGCTGTGTAATTATCAAGTTGCGTTTAGAGAATGTGCGACGTATTGGCATTTGATTTCCCTTTTTATATAAGATCCTCGATGCGCTCTGCTACTCTTTTGACGGGAGGGATGTGGGAGGTTTGGGGAATATGGCGGGGCCAGTCGTTTAGGCCGAAAATGGAGGTGAAGGTGCCCTCCGGATCTTCGCTCCAATAGTGGAATATTTTGTGGAGGTCTGTGAGGGGGATATCTTTCTCTAGCCAGATGCCGCGGGCTCCGTGGCAGATCGTCAAGCATACCATGCTGGGGTCTGTGGGATGCGGTTCGAGCTGGAATGGGGGGAGCGCGATGTGGGAGTCGAGCCAGCAGGGACGCCAATTGGCAAGGCGGGTTCGCGAGGGGTCGTGATAGTTCATTGCTTTGTTCCTTTTAGGTAGAATTTTAGAACTCAAGCGGTTAATTGCAATTCCTGTTGTAGGACCTTCTGCATAATAGAAAGACTCATCTGGATATTTAATATATGCTGCCCAATTACTACCAGGCCATTTTATTATAACCATTTTTGGTTTTGAATTAGGTTCCCCAGTCACTGCATGTCTCCTTTGGGGAGATGGAGTTCGCCCCACATGACCATGTAGTTGCAGCCACTGAGTTCGATGTTGGTTATATGGGAGCACTCTTCGCATCTGCCGCGCGTGAAGAATTTGTTGCCCTCGGCCATGGTTTGACGCGAGCCGCAATTGGTGCAGGTGTATTTTTGGTAGATGGTTGCACCCCGGTCTATGAGCTGGGAGGCGGTCTTGGCGCACTCGTAGAGGGGGTGGTCAGACATCTTGTTTTAGCTCCGCTGGCTGGCGTTTTTGGATCGCGGTCCAAATGAGGAGAGCGGTCTGCATTGAGGAGGATATAAAGAATTTGTAAGGATCGGATCGAAAATGCTCCCACTGGAGGTCGGTAAGGAAGGAGACCTCGTGGTAGTCAAGGGAGCGGAGGATGCGGAGGGCGTTATTGAAGGAGCGGTATTGGATGTGGTTCATGGCTTCTGTTCCTGCTTTTGAGCGTGAGGCGACTTGTTCGCCTCACACTCATGGACTGGTAAATCTTCGGACAGTTTGGAGAGTGCTTGCAGTTGTTCGATGACAGCCATCCATTTGGAGTGTATGGATGTTTTGTGCTCGAAACGGTGGTATTTTCCGTTCTCGATTGCCTGAGCTAGGTTATAGATGGTTTCGGATGGTCCTAGTAAGCGGAGGCTTTCATGAATACATTTTTCGGCTCTTTCGTCTCTTTCGGCTAGGGTGCGAGCCCAGTCGATGGATTTTTCTGATTGAGCGCGAATGGTTTCCTGCTCTTTCTCTCTTTGGTAGACTTCGAGCTGAAGCTGTTTGGGGGTGCGATAGATCATAGAGGTGCTCCTTCTTTTGAATAGAGGCAAGCTTTGCTTGCCTCAATTCTCTTTGGGTTGGTCGGCTAATAGGTTGGTGGCGAGGAAGATGTTGTGGAGATGGTCGGCGGACTCGGCGTTGTGAGAGAAGAAGGAGATGGTGTGACTGCGGATGGCGGAGTCGGGACTGTAGATTAGGAGACGGAGGAAGGAGAAGGAGGGGTCCGAGGAGTCGGGATGGTACTCGAACTCGATGCGAGATATCTGGTGGAAGGTGGTTGTTGTGGTAGTGGGCATTATACTGGTTCCCCTGCTAAGTCTTCTTGCGGGCCGTTTGTGGCGACGATTGTTACTTGGAGGGTTTCAGGGTAGTCCTCGGTGGCGAAATTAGAGGGGGAGAATTTTATTTCTATTGCTCCGAGATCGTCGTAGTTTTCATCGTCTTGAGACAGGTTATATACTATCCATGTTATTTCACGGCGACGAGATCTGGTATTACGTTCTACTGAAGATAGGTCGAATTTAGCTTCGATCTCGCCAAGTAGGACAGTGGTTTTTGTTGATGTAAGCACTATTTTAACTCCGTTGCGGGGATGTCACATACTGCGGTGGTTGAGGTTTTAGTGCAGGGAGCGGAGAGGTGCTCCCAGGCTACTTGGCAGAGGTCTGGGGTAGAGGATTTGAGACACTGGTTGATCCAGGATTTCTTGTAGTAGACTGTGCCGCTTATGGTTGTTGTGAACGGCTCGGTTAGCTTTTCGTTGAGTTGTTGTATAAGATCAGGGCTCAAAGAGGGCTGGTCTTGTGGGATGGCTGTGACTTCCACATACCATGTTTTATCCGCGAGGTGTGCAGTCGGTCGTAGACCGACTGCACAACGTTGCGGATATGGGTAGTGCCATATGGCGTGGAGATGGCAGGCTTGCGCGGGGGTGACGGTAGCAAGCCCTGTGATAAGGATGGTTTTAAGCATTGCGGGGCTTTCTTGCTGTCTTGCGGGCGTCGAGGGCGGCGTTGGATTTGTTGAATGCCTCGTTACGCTGGCGTTCAAGTGTGTGGTTGCAGGTGATGGCGAGGTTTTCAAGGGCGGCGGCGAGGACGCGAATTGAGTGGAGGGCACCCATGTCGAATGCCATGGGCTCGTGAGTTGTGATACCAATTTCTAAGCGGGTTAGGTCTTTGTTTAAAGTGGAGGAGAGATAGAAGGACTGTTTTATTTGAGAGAGGATTGTTTCACGGTCAGTCATGATGGGCTCCTTTAGAAGCAGATGTCGCAGGTGCAGTGAGGGCGAGAGCCGGACTCGCAGTGGGGTGAGGCGTCGTGGGATGGGCCTTCAGGCCCATCCCTGTCACAGGAGGGACACTCGCCGAGTGGGAGGCGTCTGCGGCGGATGGGGAGGGCGCGTGCCCAGGCAATGCGCTGTTCTTTCAAGTCTGCCAAACTTTGTTTGGCAGACTTGAAGCGGCGTTTTTGGTAGGTCATTTTTCTTTTTCCTTGAAGACAAAGGGGTCTGATGGACTGGATGTTAGTCCTGTTATTTGGCCTAGGGGAGATTGGGCAGCGCGGGTTAATAGGATTTGGAAGGCTTCAGCTATAAGGAGGCGTTTGTATTTTTCAAAGATGAGGTCTGCGAGATCGGCTTGCGTAAAATCGCGGCCTGCAAACTGGATAAGGGCGTCGCCGTCGGAGGGCCACCAGCCGCGCGGTTCGAGCTGCTTGCGCGCCTCGTCGAATGCTAGGATTAGTGCGAGTTCTTCTGTTATGTTGGGTATTTTCTCTTCCTCTTTTTTCTTGAGGGAGGGGTATTGTTGTTCGAGGGCTGTTAGCTGTTGATTTATTTCTTCTCCTTCTGCTTGGAGGGCGAGGATGTCTCGTCGAGTTTGTGCTAACTCGGCGGCGACTACTGAAGGGGTTCTTGGGGCTTTGTTGCGCGCGCGTTTAGCCATTCGATGGCGTACTAGCTGGGTAGTGGTTATAATCATTTTTCACCTCCTCTGTTGCTTTGTGGCGGGCTTTGCTCCCCACAAATTAAGGTGGTGGTGCGGAGGATGCGGACGGCTTCTAGCCAGATGTTGGACTCGGCGCGGTAGATGGCGCTGAGGCGCATGTTGCGCGCGTTGATGGACTCCTGAGAACAGGCGTCGGCGCGCTCTTGGAAGGTGTCGGCGATGTCTGATAGGGAGGTGGCTGTGTAGTAGGTGGAGAGGTTGCCCATTATTGTTTTGCCTTGAGAGTGGTTTTGGTGGCAGCTTGAGCGGGAGTTAGGAACTCGATGCGGCGGACACGGCAGGTAGTGGGGCACGCGTCGAGGGCCATAAGGATGATTTGATGGTAGTCGCGCGCTCTGGTGTTGAGCCATGTCCAATCGCCGTTGGGCCACTCGAATGTGATTTGGTAGTCTTTCATTTTTCTTATTCTCCCCGTGGTGAACCATTTTAGGTTCGCGGAAGGGAGTGGGCGTTAGCCCACTCCCTGACGCTAACCTAAACTTTGGCGTCATTCAATTTTGAGGTGAGGAAGTCGCAATCGTCTAGAGCCTCGTCGAGGGTTGAGGCGCAGGCTTCGATGGCGACGCCCTTGGCAGCTTCCTGGGCTTTCTCGGAGAGGGCTTCGTACTCGTCGCGCTCTTCGGTGGCGGCTGTTTCGATTATGGATTTGGCCTCTTCGATGTGGGAGATGGCTTCTGCGAGGGATTTGCGGCGTTCTGCGTTCATTATTTTAGTTCCTCTTCTCTCTCTTTTTTCTCCGCTGGGGAGTTGGACTGGTTGATTTCGTCAACCATATTCTTGACTTCTTGCCAGATGATTATAGTTGTTTCTGGAAGACGGTCATCGGGTATATTTGTCAGAGCGTCTACAGCTGCACATACTAGAGAGTAGAAACGCTCTTTGGTTATTGGATAGTCAGTCATTGTTTTGTTTTGCTTGGTTGAATAGGAAGTCTTGGTAGTCGGCGAAGGACTCGAAGCCCGCCTCTTTGGCGATTGTTAGCATTTCGAGGTCTTCGGGCGACTGGAGGGTGGGGATGGCTGCTTCGCGCTCAAGTTTCTCTTTTTTGGCGCGTCGGTTCTCGTTGTATTTGCGGGTGTGGCGGATGCGCTCGGTTTCGAGCGCGATTGTTGTGTTTGTTTTGACGGGGTCGAGCATGAACTGGTCTGCGGTGAAACGGGCGAGATTGTCGAGCTGGGTGGAGGAGAGGTCGGCGGCGAGGATTTTCATGAGGCGGGATTTTTCCTCGAAGGCGTGCTTCCAATCGAGGGCGGCTGAGAGGAGGTCCATTAGGCGGGATTGAAGGATGGGCATATGAGACTCCATTGCGGGCTATTCTCTTCTTAGTGGAAGAGGGCGATGAGGATTAGGAAGGCTGCCCATGTGCCCCAGAAGATGAGGTTGTTGCGTTTGGTGCGGGCTGGGTTTGGTGGGTGCGCTTCTCGGTATTTGTAGATTAGAGGGGATAGATAGTCGAGGAGTAGGAAGTAGATGTTGTAGAGGAGGATGAGGGCGAAGGCGATGAACCACATGCCGCTGCCCATTAGAGTACTGATGAGGGCTATATTTGCCACTTAGTAGTCTCGCTTGAGGATAGGGGATGCGCGGAGCTGGTCGCGGGTGATGGAGGGCAGGTTGTGGAGCTGGAAGGGTTTCCACTCGGGCACTTTTAGGACGTGGCCGGGGATGTGTGATTGGTTGCGGAGGATGGCGAGGGCGAAGCGGTGGTGGCCATCGACTAGCATTACGTTAGGGCCGTCATTTACTGGGTGGGTTGTGCCATCCTCGCACATTATAATGGGATCGAGGTGCGGGCGCTTAAAGAGTTCGGCTACGCGATCTGGGCTGATTACGTTGTCTATTATGAACTCCATGAGGAGTTCTTGTTTTATAGGGATGTCAAAGATCTCGGGCTGATGGGTTGCGCACCATGTGCGCAACCCATCTGTGTCGATGTGGATGTTTTCGCCATCGTCGGCGACGAATGTGTAGATTGGGGTGATGTCAATCATTTGTGGGCTCCTCTTCTGATGCCAGATCCGACTTGTTCGGATCTGGCATCCCCGGTCTAAAGGTGACTCCGAGGCCGCCCTTCCACTCGAAGACTATTGAGTCGCCGCCGTCTGTTATGATGACGCGGGAGGTGATGCCGATGCGGGAGGCGACATTGTGTGTGTAGTGGTTGAAGGCTGTGACAGCCTGCTCGGCGGTGACGAGTGAACGGACGCGCTCGTAGGAGCCGTCTTTGAAGAATTGATAGACACTGAACTCGGGGTGTTCGGTCACTGATCTCTCCATTTTTCGTATTCGTAGTCGATACGATTGCTGTACTCTTCTGCAGGATCTGGTTCTGACTCTTCTGACTCTTCTGGGTCTGATTCCTCGTCGTGGTCTTCGGTGGGGTCGCCGCAGAAGGAGCAGCGGGGATCGCCGCATTTGAGGCGGGATGTGAGGGTGATTAGGATTTGGATGTCTTCGGATGCGGGGGATTGTTTTTGAGCGAGGAGGAGGGCGTTGAGAAGCTCGGTGCGCTGGGAGGGGGTTAGCTCCCACTGAACTTTGATAGTTTCCATTAGGTTGTCTCCTCGAGTTTTTGGGTGTTTAGGGCGTGCGACCATTCGGCTGGATTGCCGCCATGCTTTGCTACGCATAGGAGCATGTATTGACGGCAGTTGTTGTAGCGTTTCGCGATGGGGAGGCGAGAGCGGGGTTTTGGATGCTTGAAAGCGAGCTGCCAAGCATCCTTGGCGTTGTCGAAGGCGTTCCATGCGGGAGTGCCTGGACCTATGGGATCATACATTAAATGGTCTCCTCAAGTTTTAGGGGGTCGTGTTCGGCTAACTGCCTTTTAAGCCAGGCTTCTGGGTCACGCATACTTTGGTCGGCTACGTGGAGGCCTGGGAGTGCGAGGGTTTCGGAGACGTGGGGCCACATGGGCGCGCAGAGGACTTCCATTTCGTGGCGGGAGAGGGCGCGGTTGACTGAGAAGGGCCAGCCGCCGAGGAAGCCGTGGTATTTTGATTCGAGGGAGAAGAGGACTTGGCGGACGAAGGCGGGGTGAGTTAGGGCGTAGCAGGCTGTGGAGAGGTCGAGGGGGCTTGTCTCTATTCTTGCAGCTACTATTACGCAATTGGTCCGGTTGGTCGAAGACCAACCGGCCGATTGCTCGTCGGCTGCGCCGAAGTCCATTGCCCACAGTTCTATGGGGCGGTGCGCTGAGAGGGCGCGGACCAATGCGAGGATGGCGGTGCCGCGGTTGCGGACTTGTTCGGCGGAGATGGCGGCGGAGATGCCGAGGTCGACCATGATGGCGAGGGGTGCGGAGTCGATCTGGTGCTTGGTGCGGGTTCGCATGTTGAGGGGTTGGCCGCTGATGTAGGCGGGGATGTTTGGGAATGCGCCTGCTACGTCATCGGTCCATAGGGCGCGGGTGGAGGGCATTAGGATGTGCTCCTCCATCTTTGATAGGAGGGCGTCTGAGGCGGCGACTGCGGACTCGTCGCCAGTGAGGCATAGATCGATTGCGCGCTGGGTGCCGACGTTGTTGTCCCAGCTGGCGAAGGATGGTTTGGAGGGTAGATTACTTCGCTGAGCGAACTCCCCGAGTTCGTTCAGCGAGTCGGCGATGATGTAATGGCATGAGCGGCCTGCTAAGGCCGGTATTGTCGAGATGCCACGGCCGTTGAGGGTGGGCTGCAGGGTGCGGGTGTGACGGATAATGGTCATGGAAGTTCGGTTCGGACTGAATGATTGCGGCCGGTTCCGGCGGTGATAAGGGAGGTGTCATCGTCGAATGTGTATGTTATGGTGCGAGTTGGGAAGTGGGAGCGGGTGATGTGGGCTCCGCGGCGTTTTGCGAGGGTTGCGATAGAGATAGTGCGTGACGAATTGTTAAATTCGTCACGCACTTGTTCGGCGATGGTGGGGAATGTGAGGGTCATTGGGCTTCTCCGCGAGCGGCGGAAAGGGCGGCTTTCATGTGGCCGCGGGGGTGGTAGGAGCGGGTGAGGGGTGTGACGCCGGAGCCGTCTGCGAGGATGGCAACGCGGGCTCCGTTGGCGAAGAGGTAGACTTGCCACCACTGGGCGTTGATTTTTGTTGCGCCGGTGCGGCGTGCTCCGAGGAGGGTGGCGGTGTGGACTGCGTTGTGGTAGGCGTCGTAAGTGTCAGCTCCGTTTGCGTGGTAGATGGTCATGGAAGAGTCGGCGGGAGTATGGACTGCTATGTCGGCCCAGACGGCGACCATGAAAGACTCGAAGGATGAGGCGGTGATGGTGATGGGATTTGGGAGGGCAAGCATTTGTGGATCTCCTTTCTCTCTTTTGAATTGAGCTTTAGCTCAATTCAAAAGAGACCGTTTGTCGGCGGGGATGTTGGCGAGGTAGGTTAGTTCGGCGGCTTGGTCTTCTGTGAAGCCGGATGCGATTAGGCCAGCGCCCGCGATGCTGTGGCGCGGATCGATGATTACTTTTAGGCCCGCTTTTTGGGCTGCAGCTCTTGCGGCTTGGACTCTTCGAGTCCAAGACGCATTGTTGGCGATGGCGAGTTCGAAGGGTTCGTCGTAAGGCCAAGAGATTTTGACGGGGAAGCGGGATAGGAAGGCGGCGTCTATTTTGACGCGCCCGACGTAGTCGGCTGTTGCGCCCAAGCCCCATGTGTTGGCGGTGGCGAGGATGATTGAGTCAGGGTGGCGGGGCATAAGGCGATCGGCGAAGTCACACTCGCCGTTGGCGAGGGCCGCGTTTAGGGCAAGCAATGCGCTGTTCTCGGAGGAGTCGACGTCATCGAACTGATAGACTGCGGGGACTGTGTAACCTTCGCGGAAGGGAGTGGAATGGTAGGTGCCGTTGGCGTCGCGGAAGCCGATGAGTTTGTGCTCCATGCTGACGGCGCCGTTGAAGAAGAAGGGGAGATTTAGAGCGCGTGCGAGCTGGCGTCCGCCGGTTGTTTTGCCTGATCCGGCTGGTCCGGCGATCCAGCAATTGGGGTGGTAGCCGTCTGCTTGGCGGGATGCGGCTGCGCGGAGGAGGGTGAGGAATTGCGGATGTTTGTGACCGTCTGGGACTGTGTATGAGCCCGATGGGGTGTGGACTGTGATCTCTACTTGGCGAGTGGACTCTAGGGCTTCGAGGGCCGCGTCCAGTTGTTTTGAGAGGGTGTCGAACTTTAGTTCGAGACTTTGGCGAAGGTCAGCGTTGGTGCGGTGCTCTTTCTCGAAGGTGTGGGTTATTTCTTGCTTGAGTTTGGAGATGGCTGAGATGGCGTTGACGTGGTTGCTGCCGATTTGGGAGATTGCGGCGTCTAGACGGCCTTTGAGCTGGGAGAGTTCGGGCGCGTCTGGGGTTGAGGATTTGCCGAGTTCGACCGCGTCGTTGTCAGAGTCGAAGAGGAGGTCTTCGGCGCTTTTGGTGGTGTAGGCTTGTGGGCGGGGGGCGGGTTCGCGGCCTGTGCCAGTGCAGCGGAAGCAGGAGCCGCCGAATTTGTGACCTGTTCCGGCGCAGCGAGAGCAGAGTTTGGGAGGGATGGGCATTAAGGTTGGTTCCTTTTGGGTTTCTCTTTGAGAGAACGGTCTGCTAAGACCGTTAGATCACTGTTGGCATTTGGGATCGAGTGGGGTAATGTAACAGGCGGCTGATTTTAAGGAGGTGTTTATGGAGGTGCCTGTTGCTTCAGTGTTGGCTAGACGCTGACAAGCAGCGGTGCGCTCATAGGGTGACATTTTGTCGAAGTCTAGATAGGCATGGCCGAATAGCATATCTCCGATATCGGTTTTGGTTGCTACTCGATATAACTCTGCTTTACATTCATCGCCGGATAGTGGTGTTGGATATTCATCACAGGCGGATAATGAGAGTGAGATGGCAATGAGAGGGGTGAAGCGCATTAGATTAGCTCTTCGATGGGAGTTGAGACGAATTTGACGGGTTCGACTGTTGGGCGCTTGGCCGCGCGTTTGCGGTTCAGTTCGAGGATTTGTGCGCCGGATAGGCCGGCGGGAAGGTGGCGGATCTCGGTTTTGCCACCATGATGGGAACGGGCTGCTCGGAATAGGTCTTCTGAGCGGACTGTTTTGCGACCCATGCCGGAGAGGATGCGACCCTCGAGTTTGCAGCAAGGGCATGAGGACTCGGCCTGTGTGTGCATGATAAAATGTTCTGTTATGCGAGTGGCCGATAGACCACTCGCGATGTGAAGGAGTGCGTTTTCAAGGGCGCGCTCGGCGTGGCCGCGGGGAAGGGGAAAGGAGTAGGTTGCGCCGTCGTGGGCGATGGTTGCGATTAGGTTGTGAGGGCCTTGCCGGACTGATAAGGTGGGCGGGTCGCGCGGTATGTGAGGATGGATCATTGGGGGCTCCTTGGGATTGTGAATGCAGTCGGCCGTTAGGCCGACTGCATGATACAATCCTAATTGTGCTCTTGGGCGATTGAGCCGCATATGCATAGGGGCCAGTCGGTGGGGGAGGTTTTGGGGCGCGTGGGGCGGTATGTGATGCAATGGGTTGCGGGGCATTTGTATGTGAGGTGGGGATGGACTGAGCAGAGGGTGTTGTTGAGGGGCTCGCCGATGGCGACGAATTTGCAGTTGCATGAGGTTGGCATTTGGGTTTGATCTCCGGTTAACAGTGTAGGTTAGCATATGAATGTGGCGGAATTGTGGCGGTGGGATATGTTATTTTAGCATATGAGGTATGCATATGTGCATGGCATATGGGGTGTTCCATGCACCCCCCACCCCTTGGGAGGGGATGACTGCCTGATAAGTAGTTTTTTTTTTTTTTTTTTTTTTTTTTTTTTTTTTTTTTTTTTTTTACTACTAAAGTTATGGGCCTTCCTCGGCCACCATGCCCCCCCCCGCATGGAACACGTCTTATGCGGGGCGATATGATGGGTTCATGTCCCATTGAGAGGTGACCACCATTGGCACGGCCAAGTGGGTTGTAACAATTCGTGATTAACTGGTGTCATCTTTTTTGTTGACCTTTTGGGGCAGCTGCCTTATGTTTGGATTGTGGACGCGGGATGTCCCGGTCCAAAGGAGAGTAAGATGACAAATACGCAAATGGTTGAAAACGGACTCGGCTCGTGGGCGGGGTTCGGGGTTGAGATCGATCTGGACGCAATTCCGGATCAGGTCAAAAAGGGTCTCATGGTTACGACTCTTAAGCACAAGTTGAGCAATGAAGTCTCGGCGAACGTAATCAAACTCCGCGAGAAGGCCACTGAGACGAACGACGAGTCGTTCGATGAGGAGGCGGTGACGGCCGAGCTGCGCGAAAAGATGGTTGCGCGCATTTTGGATGGGTCGATTGTTCTCCGCATTTCAGGTGGGCCGCGCGGGTCGACGCTGGAGAACATTGCTTGGGAGTTGGCAATGAAGCAGGCCGAAGCCACCTTAGCGCCCAAGGGCTACTGGCCGAAGGCCGACAAGAAGGCCGGAGTGAAGGCCGAGGACGCGACCATTAACTTTGGTGGGCGCGACATGACGCGGGACGATCTGACCGATACCGTGTTCAATAAGTATAAGGACCGCTTCATGAAGGAGGCGGAAGTCGAGCACGCGGCCCGCATGGAGAAGGCCAAGCTGGCCAAGGCGAACAAGGTCACGACCGTTGCCGTCGTTGCCGAGTCCTTGGACGCTTTGATCTAAGTCAGTAACAAAACGTGATAGAGGGCCGCTTGACTGCGGCCCTCTTTGCGTGCATGGTGGGGCATGGCAATGTTGCCATTGGGAGTTGGGATCATGTTAGACTCGATGGATGTGGCTTACCTTGCGAGCCTTGTGCGCCGCGAGTTGATTGCGCTGAATGAAGGACATGACTACAAGTATGCGGTGGCGCAAGCCCGGCTGTCGCGGATCTTGAATGTTCTTGAGGACCGCTTGTTCGAGGAGTTGATGAAGAAGGCTGAGAGGCAGTAACAATTCGTGATTTGACAATGCGCCGGACTCGGCGCATTGTCAATTCATGGTCGCAATGACCATTGAGGAGTTGGTGAGATGGCAAATCGCAAAGAGTTCAAGGTGGCATATTCGGACGGCGCGGATCATGCGGGAGTCGCGACGTTTGCGCGGGAACGGGATGCGCAAGATTTTGTGAAGGCGTTGAACACCACTGGTGATTATGTGGTGTGTTATGTGGACCGATCGCGCATGGTCCGCGCGTCCCAGCGCCGGTCATGGTTCTTCGATCAGGAGGACACCTTCGAAGGTTGAGGAGGTGGGCCGGAGCCGAAAGGCTCCGGCTTCTTTCTGCTTCGAGAGGGGGGGACCGGCCTGAAGGAGATCCTAACGCGAAGCGTTATGCCTCCAGAGACAGTTTTCAGCAAAACATCCTGCTCACCTCACTGGCTCGCGATCAAAGATCGCGAGCCAGTGAAAACTGGACACCTTAATCCTCAAATGTTATTAATGTCTCATTCAGACTTGACAAGTGCTCCCCAAGCGCGCAGTATGGGGCCGTACTGCCACATTTCCGTCCCGAGCGCTGAATGCCCAGATCACAGACGGACCCCACCATCGAAGAGCTGCTAGGCCCTGACTTTCCCCTTCTGCGCCCCAACAGGCCAGAAGAGGGGAAGCCAAAGCACATGGAGAACATCTCCGTAGTGCGCGTAAAGGCGGCGCATCACCGGATCGCCCAGCTCTGCGCAACTGGCGCGTCCAACATCGACGTCGGCATCGCCTGTGGCTACACACCCCAGTACATCTCAAACCTGCGCACCGGCAACCCAGCCTTCATCGAACTAGTCGCCCACTACACACGCGCCGCCGAAGGAGAGATGCTCGACTTGCGCGCCAAGCAAGCGCGGCTCGGCGAACTAGCAGTGGACGAGCTGACAGACCGCCTAGCCGAAACGCCCGAAAAATTCGAAATTCGTGAGCTGCTTGAGGTGATTGAGACTAACGCCAACAAGCCGCGCGTCCTCGAAGCGCAGAAGGGCTGGTCCTCCTCCGGCCCACCCTCCCCCATCACCATCAGCTTTGTGACAGCTGGGCAAGAACCTATGAAAACTATAGACGGAGACAAAGAATGACCCATTTTTTGTGTCCTCTATTAAAACATTTCACAGATCTCATTCGTTACTCTGCTCCGCGCCCGACTCTTGTCGGGCGCGTGGAGCAGGATAAAGCCTCTCTCTACTATCTTTGCATTCAAGCAGCAGCATTCTCGCTACTTGGACTGGCTCTCATTTCATTCGAGCCAGTCCAAGCTCAGACCCAGGCGTCCATCTGCATCCCTATCACCGTGACGACCAACGGTGTAGCAGTCACCTCTTGCGCGCCGATCTCGGCGACGAACCCCCTCCCCATCTCCCTGAGTGGGACCGCAACAGCGACCCTAACCGCCAACACAACGCCCACATCCGGCTTTACCGCTGGCCAACTCCTCATGTCAAACGGCACTCTCCTAGTCCCCGCCGGAGCGGCCCTCGCCACTAGCCTCACTCTGACGGGCGCTATGAGCGCGCTCTCCTACACCGCCAACAGTTTGGCGGGCGTCTCCTGTGCAGCAGGTGTACTGACTCCTGCAACCACTGTTGTGACCAATGGCATCATCACTCATTGCTAGAGTAACGCGCCCCACATCGTGGGGCGCGTTACTCTGCGTAGCAGCTCTCGTTTTCCTGAGCGCACCAGCTCATGCTCAGAATCTTCTGTCAATCTGCGTGCAGCGCTCTACGGTGGCGAATGGGGTTGCGACGACCTCTTGTGTGCCCGTCTCGGCAACCAATCCGCTGCCCGTCACCACCTCCCCAACTGGTGGCGCGCCCAAATCGTCTCCCCAGAACCCGATAAGTTTGTGTGTCCAGCGCGCGACCTCTCTCAACGGAGTGACAACTTATTCATGCGTCCCCGTGAGTGGGGCGAACCCGCTCCCTGGAGTGTCGGGAGGCGTAGCGCCTCCTCCGACATCTGTGTGGTCCGCCGCTGACGCGACTACCAATGGCATGACACTCTCCGGTGGTGGGCTGATTGTTACGCCGTCAGGCGCGTCCGCCTGGCAAACTATTCGGAGTTCCATAAGTAAAACATCTGGGAAGTTGTATATTGAGTTTAGCAATAGTGCTGTGACATCTGCTATAAATCTCCAGTTTGGGTTGGCAGACGCCACTTTTAATCCGGTTGGATTTCTTGGCTCGGGCACTTTCTCTGCTGGGCTGTCGCCGGGGATCGGCAACCACGTCAGCGCTGGTTTTGTCGCCAACTATAACACTACTCTGCCGGTTGCTGGTCAATCTGATGTGTGGGCGCTTGCAGTGGATTTTTCAGCAGGGAATATCTGGTTAGCCGACAATAATGTTTGGTCCGACAGTAGTAATCCGGCAACCGCATCCCTGCCAATCGCTACGTTTACGCCAGCGACTGTTGGAGCGTTGTTCGCAGCTATGGCGTTCTTCGGTACGGGCGTCGGCATCTGGACTCTTCAGCCAACCTCCGCCTCCCAGAAATATACCCCACCAAGCGGATTCAGCCCATGGAATTAGGGAGTCTTATCTCACTTATACGCGCCCCGACTTGTCGGGGCGCGTTGTGTGAACACATGAAGCTCCTTCTCACAGCAGCAGTAATGTTTTTTGGAGTCTGTGCCTCGCAGAGCGAGGCACAGACTCCAACTGCTGTGATTGTCCCGAACGCGAAAGTGCAGTTTGCTGATGCGAATGGGAAGCCACTCGCGGCAGGGACAGTCTATTTCTATACGCCGGGGACTACGACGCCCAAGACGACGTGGGTTGACCCCTACCAGAATACGGCTAATCCGAACCCGATTGTGCTGGACGGGAGTGGGGAGGCGCTGATCTGGGGATCTGGGATATATAGGCAGGTTGTTTACGATGTTAACAATAACCTGGTTTGGGATCAGCTGACGGGCGGCTACAATTGTGTGGGAGGCGGGGCCATCCCACTCGGCGCAAACGGCGCGCTCCAATACAACAACAATGGCATCTTTGGCGGGCTGCCGCTGGGGACGACGGGCCAAGTTCTGACTGCTAACTCGGCTGGCGCGCCGAACTGGGCGGCAGTGCCCGGTGGATCAGTTTCCACTTTGACGGGGCTGGGCGCTGGTGTGGCGACGGCGCTGGGGCTGGCGCTCGACGGCACTGGGCCGCTGGTAGCGGAGAATAGTCCGACCATTAATACGCCGACCATTAATGGGGGGACGTGGGCTAACCCAACTTTTACGGGAACTGTGAGTTTGACAGGCGCGCTCTCGTTAAGTACGCTGACGCTTACGGGCGCGACTCCTTCTAGTACTGCGGCGGGAACCATCTCTTATGGGACTACGCTGACGGGGCCGTCACTCTGTGGTGGGTATCCCTACTTTGCTAATACGGGCTGCTGGACTATCACAGTGCCGGGCGTAGGGTTGGCCTACATACCTTACTGGAATTAAGATGATCCGCGCTACTCTTGCCACTATGTTTGCTATGTTGCTGATCCTGGCTTTTGGATCTCTTAAGGCTCAGGACTCGCCGTCAGCGCCAACTGTGGCTAATGAGATTGAGAAGGAGAAGGCCGCGGCTGATGTGGCGCTGGCGCTGAAGCAGCAGAGGGAGGAGGCGCAAGATAAGCTGGCTAATGCGTATATCGTGATTATGCGGCTTCAGAGGGAGGTGGACCAGATGAGGACGCAGTTGAAGCTCCCACCCTACAAAGATGCTACACCTAATGCGCCGCCTAAGTAAATATCCAGTTTTTCTAGCGACCATCGCGCTAGCGATGGGCGCTAGTAAGCCGAGACAGTTCTGTGGGAGTGTGAGTGGGGGGCCTACACCGCCGCCTAACTGCTCTTCGGTGATTGTGATTACGACTGGGACTAGCTTTACGGTGCCGCCTGGATGTACGCATGTAAGTAAGATTGAGGCGATCTCGGGTGGTGCGAGTGGAGGTGGGTATAATAGTGTGGGGGCAGTGAATGGGGGATATGGTGGGGGTGGTGGATCTTATGCGCTGAGGACTAGTTTGACGCTGGTGCCGGGAGCAGTTATTCCGATTGTGATTGGGCAGGGCGGACAAGGGTCTAATGGGTCTGGAAATTATGGGCAGGGAGGTGGGGCGACGAGTTGGGATGTGGGAGCGGCAGATCAGATTGTGGCGGCTGCGACTGGGACTGGCGTGCTCTCGATGAATGGTGGGGCTGCTTCGAGCTGTGTTCCTACGACGGGCGCGCAGTCTGGGGGGAATGGAGGGTATTCAGCAAGTGTTACGCAAGGGGGTGCAGGAGGTGGGGCAGCTGGTGGGCCGAATGGTGTGGGAGGTGTAGGAGGTGTGTCGCCATCTGGAGGTGGA